TTGGCTTCGATGATCGGTGGCGCAGTGCCGATGGAGCCGGCAAGTGACGAGGTCGTGCGCGCCGAAGGGGTCGAAGATGTCACGCCGACGCCCCAGGACGGGCCGTCGGTCCCGGCAGCCGAACGACACGAGGCAGACTGAGCCCATCTGAACAACACGATCCGTTGGCAGCCGGAAGCCAATCGGAGCGCGGGAATCGGGGTGGTGGCCGAGGACGGAATCGAACCGCCGACACGGGGATTTTCAATCAGGGGTGCCATCTAAAAGGGTCATGCCAAAAACCCTTGGTATGGCTGGCGATCCGGGCGGAAACCCCTGAAAAGACCGCTTGACGGACGGCAAGCGATGGGATTATGGTGTCAGCCATCGTCACGCAACGTCATGGCCCGTCATGCCCAAGGCTCTACCAAATGCCATACCAAATGCCGGGAGGCCGGTCCTGGACCAGGCCGGCGTGGTCAGCCTTCTCGCTGAACCGCTGCCGCCGGCTGGTGCCACCCGCACGGTGTTCGATGCGGACATCCCGCGTTTCGCGGTAAGGATCAGCCCGCAGGGCGTGGCCACGTTCTACCTGCTGTACCAGCTGGGCGGCCGGCAGCGCCGCTTCAAGATCGGCCGGTTCCGCACCGAGGCCGACGCGAAGAAGGCCACCGGCGAGCGTGGCATCACCGCCAAGCAAGCCAGGGCCGAGGCCGTCCGCCAGAACGCCCTGATCGACGCCGGTGTCGACGTGGCGGGCGATCGCACCGCCGAGAAGGTCCAAGTCATCGAGCGCGAGTCCGCGCGCAAGGCCGAGATCGCTGCACGCCTCACGGTGGCCCAGGCCTTCGACCGATACCGCGAAGACCTCGGCGCCCGTGCCAAGCAGCTGCGGCCCTCGACGCTGGTGAGCATCGAGAAGAGCTTCCGCCTGCATGTCCTCCCGCACCTGGGCGACATCGAGGTCCGGTCGCTCACCGCGGACGATGTCCGGGAGCTGCACCGCGCCGTCACGAAGGGCAAGCCGGTGAAGGGTGGGCGGCGCACGGGCGGCAAGGTCGCCGCCAACCGATCCGTCGACTACCTGAGCGGCATGCTGTCCTGGTGCGCGGATGAGGGCATGGTCACCGCCAACGTGGCCCGCAGGAACCGCGAGCGGCACGCCGAGCAGAGCCGGGAGCGCTTCCTCACCGAGGAGGAATGGGACGCCCTGGAGCGCGCCCTGGACGCCTGGCCCTACAAGCAGTTCGTGCCCGTCGGCCCGCGGGTGAAGGGCAGGGCGATGGAGGAGCGGACCAACAAGGAGCCCAACCTCTCGACCTACCTGTCCTGCGAGGCGATCCGCATGTTCCTGCTCACCGGCTGCCGCAAGGGCGAGGCCCTGGCCGCACGCTGGGAGCAGATTGACCTCGAGGCCGGCGTCTGGACCAAGCCCGCCAGCAGCACGAAGCAGAAGAAGCTGCACCGCCTCCCGCTCAGTGACCGGATGGTGAGCAAGCTGCGCGAGATCCGCACCATGCACGCCGACCCGGTCTTCGTGTTCCCGGGCAAGGAGCGGCTGGCCGTGCTGGAGCAGGGCAAGCGCCCGAAGGACGGCAGCCACCAGCAGGATGTCTCCGGCCTTTGGCGCCCGATGCGCGCGCGGCTGGGCCTGGACGATGTCCGTCTGCATGACCTGCGCCACTCGCACGCCTCCGCGCTGGTCAACAGCGGCGTCGACCTCTACACCGCGAGCAAGGTGCTGGGCCATAGCACGGTGAAGACCACCGAGAAATACGCGCACCTGCAGGACGATGCCGTCCGCAAGGCCGTGAACATCGTGGGCAAGCGCTCGGCGCGTGACGCGAAGAAGACCCCCGCCGGCAGGGTGAAGCCGGCAAAGCGGCCGACCCGGGTGCGCTAACACCCGGGCGGCCTTCCACAACCCGTAAAGGAGATACGAGTCATGGCAACTGAAAGTGTAATCGAGTTGGATCAGCAGGCCGGCCCGAAGGCCTTCGCGCCCTACGATGCCAGCATGTACATGGGCTGGATCGGCAACATCGCGGAGCTGATGAGCCTCTGCGGCAAAGACCCCTTGCCAGGAAAGACCGTGGCGGATCTGGGCTACCTGATCCTCGCCATGTCCGAGAGCGTGGTCGAGTTGAATGAGCGCGACCTCGAGGAAGCGCGCGGAACCAAGGCGAACCCAGCATGAGCACTGACGCCCTGAAACTTCGACCCATCGCACTCGATGAGGACCAGGCATTCGACCTTCGGCAGCTTCTCGCTGAGGCCGAAGCAATCCAAGAACTTGCCTCCCGTAGTAGCGGCGAGAACGAAGAAGACTTCGAGATGATGAAGAACGCGAGCCGGGTCACTTTTCGCCTGCTGTCGCGAGCGCGGAATCTGATCGAGTCTGAAAAGGCTGCCTGACTTGGCCGGAAGGAAGCCACCGAAGAAGCCCCCCGCTCAGGCGGGGGCACCTGCCGAACATGATTGGTGGGGGATGTTGGCTGTGGAGGCGGCGAGCTTCCTGGGCGTAGATATCAATGAGCTGCGCGCGTTCATCGCTAGCGAATGGCCCAAGCTGGCGGATGAGCGCCTGCGGCTTGAGGGAGAGCTTGATAGCGCGCTGAGCGCATACCGCGAGGGTGACTGGTCGCTGGCGATCAAGACTGTGGAGTCTACGTTTCGAGCTTGCTTCTACGCCGGGTCGCCTGTCGGTCGCACCGGCCGACAGGTTCTAGCGACATACGAGGAGGCGAACAAAAAGCGGGCGCTGGATTCGGCCGAACAGACCCGCAAATGGCAGTCGCTCGCGAACGAGAAGTGGGCTCAGGACCAGCACAAGGGGAAAAGCGCTCGCGCCATTGCGAGCTTGATCGCCGAGGATGGGGAGAACCCGGAGACCATCCGAAGGAAGATCAAGAAAAAGTTGGCATAGCCAGGGGCGTTGACAAGCCCCGGAGTCAGATTATCGCAGCCGACGGACACACAGGTGTCCCATAAGGCGGCGAGAAATGACCCACAAAACCGAACCCCTGTCTCTTTCCGAGGTTGCGGCCCAGGCGATCGATGACCTGGCGCCGCTGACCCAGACCCTGCGCGACCTGGGCATCCCCCGGGCGACCTTCTACAGGCACACCGAGATCCCGCGCTTCCGCCGGGGTGGTCGCATCTTCGTCTCGCGCCGCACCCTGGCGCCGCTGCTGGCCCGTCGACGCGGGGGTGCGAAGTGAATCGGCCGGCCAACGACATCCCCGCCGGACCCATCGAGCGCCACTACACGACGGCCGAGGCCGCGGTGCTGATCGGCATGACCTCGGGCTCGCTCCGCAACCTGCGGGTCGAATCCAAGGGGCCGCGGTGGATCGTGACCCGAGACAAGCGCGTGCTCTATCCCGCCTCGGCGCTTGCCGAGTACCTGGGGCAGGAGCAGGCCGCATGAACTCCTGGCAGCTGATCCCACGCGCCGTGCGCCGCAAGTCCCTCGCCATCGCCCTGCGTGACCCGCGCGGCGCCCCCTACGTTCGCAAGCAGCTGGAGGCGCTCAAGGTTGAGCGGGACAAGACCGCGCGCCTGCTGCAGGCGATGAACGAAGCGATCGAAGACACCGAGGCGCTGCTCGGGGAGCTCAACGCATGAGCCCGGAGAAGATCAAGGCCCTGCGCGAGTTCTACGCCCAGTCGCCTGTCCTGGTGCACGAGTGGCGCCGCCGCAGCCGGGTGCTCAATGCCCTGGAGCTAGCGGTGATCGCCGAGCGTGAGAGCCAGATGCACATCCCGCGCGAGGCCCGGCTTCCGCAGGGGGTGCAGGCATGATCGGGATCCAGAAAAGACGAACGCCTGCGGGCGGGCGGGCTTTGGGTAACGCGCACGGTGGACGCTCCCGCCGCATCGCCGCCCGGATCGGCCTGCAGTCTTTCACCGAGCCGCGAGCAGCCGTGGCTGCGGCAAGTCCCGGCTCGGTGCTGTTCGCGATGGACGCCTCCGGCGCCCTGACCGGCACGGCTTTCATCGTGCACACGGCCGACGGCAAGGGCCAGGTGGTGCCGATCGAGGCGCTGGTGGCCTATGCCCCCTACGTGAACCCGGATCAGGCCCAGGAGCTGCTGAACATCGTCGCCACGTACCGCGCCCAGCGTGCGGGCCTGCGGGGGCATGCATGACCGCCGTCCCGCGCTATCACGCCGAGGTGGTCTCGGCCCAGCCGCTGCTTGACCGCCTGGAGCGCGTCAGGAGCCACGGCAGGGGATGGATGGCCCGGTGCCCGGCCCACAAGGACCAGGGGCCCTCGCTGAGCATCACCGAGACATCGGACAAGGTGCTGGTGCATTGCTTCGCCGGCTGCCATCCGCAGGCCGTGCTCGATGCGGTGGGCCTGCGCTGGGCGGACCTGTTCCCGCCGCGGACCTGGCCCGACGGCAAGGAGCAGCGCCTCCTCAACCAGCGATCCATCCGTGACGCCTCGCGCGATGCGGCCCTGGACCTGCTGGCGATGGAATCGAAGATCGCCCTGATCGCGGCCCGGCAGGTCAAGGCCGGCGAGCCCCTGTCCGAGGAGGACGAAATCCGACTCGCCACTGCGGTGGAGCGCATCGACCTGGCGGCCAACACCCTGCTCGATCACCGCTGGCGGCCGATGGCCCAGCCCGAGGAGAACCGCCTGCGCATCAAGCTGGCCCGGAGCGTCCTGCGCGGCCTTCCCCAGGCGGAGGCGCTGGCCGGATGAGCATCGAGGAGCAAGCCATCGAATCCCTGCGCTCCCTGGTCACCATCGACATGGAAGACATCGCCACGGCGATCCTGCCCGCGCCGGCCTTCGTCATCGAGGGCCTGGTCCCCCGGGGCGTGGTGACGCTCCTGGGCGGCCACGGTGGCGCCGGCAAATCCATTCTCGGCCTGACCTTGTGCGCCCATGTCGCAGCAGGCGCCCACGAATGGGCCGGGCACCGCCTGGAGGACGGCCGGGTGCTCTACGTGAGCCTGGAGGATCCCGCCGAGATCGTGCGCTACCGGCTGCGGAACATCCTCGACGCCTACGGGCTCGATGCGGCCAAGGTGAGCCGGCGCCTCCATGCTGTCGACGGCACGGGCGGGGATGGCGTGCTGGCCTTCGAGCAGAGCGATGCGGGAATCCGCCGCCTGGTGTTCACGGCCTCCCTGGAGGAGCTGGTGAGCATCGCGGCCGGGGTCCGGCTGATCGTGGTGGACAACGCCTCGGACGCCTACGACGGCAACGAGAACGACCGCCGCATGGTCCGGGCCTTCATCCGGCGCCTGGCCACCCTGGCCCGCGAGATCAGCGCAGGCCTGATCCTGCTCGCGCACATCGACAAGCAGGCCGCCCGGTTCGGCAGCAACGGGAACACCTTCAGCGGATCCACCGCTTGGCACAACTCGGCGCGCAGTCGCTTGGCGCTGATCGAGGAGAACGGGGCGATCACGCTGGTGCCCGAGAAGCTCAACCTCGGACGCAAGGCCGACCCCATCGCGCTCACGTGGTCCCAGAGCGGCGTATTGATGCCAGAGCAGGGTGAGGCAGGGGTCGCGGGTGTTGATGACGCCATCGCGCTCCTGGGGGCCTTGCTGGCCGCCAAGGAGGCAGGGGTCGAGGTCGGGGTCGCACGAACGGGCAACGCGAACACGCACAGCGTGCTCTCGACCTTCTCGGAGCTGCCGGATCGACTCAAGGGACCACGCGGCCGGGTCGCCTTCTGGAATGCGCTCGGGCAGCTCATCGCCTCGGGTCGGGTGCAGACCATCGAGATCAGGACGCCCGCCAGGAACCTGCGGCGAGTGCTGGCGATCACCCCGGGTGCGGAACCTACGCAGTCAATTCGTGCGTGCGTTAGTTCCCCACACCCCTATGCGCTTTATGCAGCGCATGAGGGTGCGGAGGCTTGTGGAGGTTCGCGTGAGTTCCCCCCCTTCAAACCTACGCAAACCCACGCAGCAGGGTATCGGGCAGCGAAGGATGGGGACGGTCTCGATTCATCCCGTCTGCGCCGTTCCAAAAACGAGGTCGAACCGCCGAACATGTGATTAATAGTCCCAATCGGCACGGCTATAAAGTGCAGAAAACACTGTGATACAAGGAGATAATGGAAATGATCAACGACATCAAAGCGGTTTGGTATGGCATTTGGTATGGCTTCCGCCGCCCCGCCTCGGTCGGGCGACGAATTGCAGGGGGCTCGCGCCATGAGTGAGATCAACCTCGCAGCCATGCAGGACGCCTATCTCAAGACCAAGGCATCCGCCCCCTACGCCTTCCTCCGCGAGCCTCTGAGCGTGGAACGGCAGGGCTACAAGCCCGACGTCGCCGGAACCTCGCAGGGCGCCTTCAGCGAGCGCGTGCTCGGCGAGCGCTTCGGTGCGTGGCCCGAGGCCCCGGAGCTGGAGACCGACGAGGACTTCAAGGCGCTCAAGGCCCTGCGCACGTCGGCCGAGACCACCTGGCGCGGCGTGATCGGCACCATCGAGCAGGTGCGGGCAGACGATGACCCGACCCTCAACAATGACGGCCGCCTCAAGATCCTCGGCCGCGTGATCGAGCCCAAGCTGGAGGAGCTGGCCCGTACCGCCGAGCGAGAGATTGCCCGGGTGCAGGAGACCATCGGCCAGGTCGACGCCGACATCACCAAGGCCATCCGCGTGGTGGAGCCGGTGGACCTCGCGGCCCATGACGCCATCCGCCGCTTCTGGAAGGAGCAGGCCGACGCCAAGGAAGTGCGCGTGGCCAAGGTGGTGCTGGGCTCCCCGGCCCTGTCCGAGAGCGAGACCCAGGGCATCGACACGCAGACGCTGCAGGCCCTGGCGGGGGCACCGCACTACCTGAGCGGCATCACACCCACCCAGCAGGCCCGAGCCCGCGACCTGCTGGCACGCCGGATGGCGCCGGCCCTGGTCAAGCGCCGGGACGGATTGAACGCGGGCCTCACGGTCGCCGCGCAGGCCCTCACGGCATTGCACGAGCACGTCAACCGCACCATCGACCTCAAGAAGGCCCGCCAGTTGCGCGAGCGCGCCAAGGTGCACGCATGAGCGGCCCGCTGAGGATCGCGGACCTGGGCACCGGCCCGATGTTCGATCTCACGGTCGACATCCCCCGGCCCGGCCACGACCCGGCGCGGATTCGCTTCACCTGCCGTTACCGCTGGCAGTCCGAGCTCAAGGAGTTGGCCGGCCGCCTGGGGGCGCTCGATGACGCCCGGGCGGTGAGTGAGGTCATCACCGGCTGGGATCTCGCCGACGAGTTCAACGCCCAGAACATTCGCGCGCTCTGCGAGACCTTGCCGGGCGCCGGCTACGCCATCGTCCAGGCATACATGGACGCCAGCTTCGGCACGAGGAGGCACTGAGTCATGGCAGATATCGCCACGTTGGGAGTGAGGGTCACCACGAGCGGCGTCCGTGAGGCGGAACGCGACCTCAAGGGGCTCACCGGCCAGGGTGTCCGTGCGGAGAAGCAGGCCAACGCGCTGGGCAAGGCCTGGGGCAAGGGGCTGGGCCTGGCCGCCTTGGCCGGCACGGCGGCCCTGGGTGTCAGCATCCGGCAGGTGATCAAGAACACCATCGACGCCCAGCGCGAGCAGGCCCAGCTGGCGGCGGTGCTCAAGTCCACCGGTGGAGCCGCGGGCCTGACGCAGGTCGAGCTCAACAAGATGGCCGACGCGCTGGAGGACGTGACCACGTTCGAAGCCGGCGCGGTCACCGAGGCGCAGTCGCTGCTGCTCACCTTCACGAAGATCGGCAAGGACGTGTTCCCCACGGCCACCGAGGCGGTGCTCGATATCTCCACGGCGATGGGGACCGACCTCAAGAGCGCGGCGCTGCAGGTCGGCAAGGCCTTGAATGACCCGGTGCAGGGCGTGACCGCGCTGGCGCGTGCCGGTGTCCAGTTCAGCGAGGCGCAGAAGGTCACGATCAAGGAGTTGGTCGAGACCGGGCGCCAGGCTGAGGCCCAGCGGATCGTGCTCAAGGAGCTCGAGACGCAGATGGGCGGCAGTGCCCGGGCGGCGAGGGACACGCTAGGCGGCGCTCTCACCTCCCTGGGCACTGCCTTCAATAACCTGCTCGAGGGTCAATCCGGTAGCGATGGCATCCGCGGCGCGAAGGTCGCGATCGAGGAGCTGACCGCGACCCTCAAGAGCCCGGCGGTGAAGGACGGCTTCGGCGCCATCATCGAGAGCGTGGCGAGCGTGAGCAGCAATATCCTGGAAGGGATCGGGCTGATCGGCCAGTACATCGGCGAATACCAGAAGCTGGCGGCGCTGCGCTCCGGCTCGACGGCGCCAGCGGATGCGGGCGACATCGCGGTCAACCAACGCATCGCCGAGCTCACCACCCGCATCGAGACGCTTCGGAAGGCGGAGGCCAAGGGCACCTTCGGCCTGGGCGGTGGATTGGACACCTCGGTCGCCGCCACCGTGTTCGGGCGCGAGGACGAGGCGGCCCGCACGGCACGCCTGGCCAATCCCGGCGTCGACTTCTACACGGTCAAGGGCGAGCTGGACACGCTCATCGCCGAGCGCACCGAGCTGATCCGCGAGGGCACGCGCCGCATCCTGCGCGAGGAGGCTGCGGCTTCGGGCGGCTCCAGCGGTTCGCCCAATGGCCGGGGCCGCGGCGTTGTGGTGGACATCCGGGACGCGAAGGCGGCCGCGGCTGCGAAAGTCAACGCGGGTGCGGGATCGTCCGCGATCTCGGCGGTCACCGCAGCGGACGAGCAGCGCGCGCGTGAGCTGCTGGACCTGCAGCGAGAAATGGCAGACGCGCAGAGCAGCCTGCGGGTGGTCACCGAAGACCTGCGCGCCGAGTTGGGTGGGCCGTTCGCCCAGGTGCAGCTGGAATACATCCGGCGCGAGGACGAGCTGATCAGCCTCGCCAAGCTGGCCGGCCTGAGCACCACGGAGCTCGCAGAATCGCTGGGCCTGCTTGAGGCCGCACGCCTGCGCGACGTCGACGCCATCCAGGCGCAGATCGACGCCGACAAGGAGTACCAGCAGGCCCTGGCAGATGGGCCGCTGATCGATCGCATGGACAGCCTGCGCGACACCACGGCGGGATTCTTCGCCGACCTGGTCAAGAATGGCGAGAGCGCCATCGACCGACTGCAGGACTACCTGCTCAACAACGCCCTGGAAAGCATCGGCAAGCAGATCGCCGAGGGCCTGTTCGGCGGCTTCGGCACCACGGGCGAGGGCAGCAAGGGCAGCGGATTCGCGGCCCTGTTCGGCTCCCTGTTCGGAGGTGGCCGTGCGATTGGCGGGCCTGTCTCGGCAGGCCGGCTGTATCCGGTGGGTGAGAAGGGCATGCCCGAGCTTCTGACGGTCAAGGGCCGGCAATTCCTGATCCCGGGTTCCGACGGCAACGTGACGCCTGCAGCTGCGGCCGGCGGTGGGCAGTTGGCGCCGATCTACCAGACGATCAACGTCGCCGGATCGGTGACCCGACAGAGCGCCTACCAGCTCTCGCTCGAGTCCGCCCGCAAGCTCAGCGCCGCGCAGAGCCGAGGCTGACCGATGGCGAACAAATGCCAGACCTGCTCGCACCCGGAGCGCGATCGCATCGAGCAGGAGCTCGCGATCTGCAAGACGGTCGCGGAGGTGGCGAACCGCTACGGCATCAAGCGCCGGTCGATGTCTGACCACCGCAAACGGCACATGACGCAGGAGCAGATCGCCCGCCTGCGTCACAACCTGCCCGACAAGCTGGACTTCGACATCGATGAGCTGACCCGCCGCGGTGGCCAGGACGCCATGATCGGCCTCAAGCGCCTGAACCTCGAGCTGCAGGAGCGGGCGAGGCTCTATGACGAGGAGAACGCCTACAACGCGGCCAACCGCGCGCGGTCGATCCAGTTCAAGGTCTATTGCGAGCAGATGCGCCTGGCGGCGATGTACCCGGGCGAGAAAAACACCGTCAACAACAACCTCGTGGTCGCGGATGGCCAGATGGTCTTCCAGATGGTCGAGAAGGCCCTCGCTGAGTTCCCGGAGGCGCGCCGCAAGCTGGCGGTCGCCTATCGCGAGTGGTCGCAGTCGGCCATGCCGCCGCTGGAGCATGCCCCGTGAGGATGGGCAAAGCCGAGCGCCGTTCGCTGATCACCGAGTGCTGGCGGCTGGATCCGGCCCAGATGATGACGGATGCCGGGCTGCCTCCGGATCCGCACCAGCAGGCGCTGCTCGATTCCGCTGAGCAGAACCTGCTCGTGCTCTGGCCCCGGCAGTCGGGCAAGTCCCAGACCTGCGCGACCAAGGTGCTGCACCAGGCCTGCTTTGACCCGGGCGACATCATCATCCTGGCCGGCGAGAAGCAGAAGCAGGCGCAGGAGGTCTTCGAGAAGGCCTTCGCGATGCACGGGCAGTTGAGCAAGATCGGCAACCTGCCCAAGGTCAACCGCTCCGGCGAGGAGCTGGAGTTCGACAACGGCTCGCGCCTGATCGCCCTGCCGTCGACGGTGGAGTCCATTCGCGGCTATGCCGCCAAGCTGGTGCTGGTCGATGAGGCCGCGTTCACCGCCGAGGGCGTGCTCGCCAAGGTCTCGCCGATGCTCACCACCACCGCGGGCAGCCTGATCTGCGCCAGCACGCCCAACGGCGCCATCGGGTGGTTCCACGACGCCTGGCACCACGGCGGCGAGGGCTGGCACCGCTTGACGGTGACCGTCGAGGAAATGATGGCCTACCCGAAGCCACGCCTCACGGCCGCCGAGCTCGCGCGCCAGCGCATGGTGCTCACGCCGATCCAGTTCCGCCAGGAGTACGGCCTGGAATGGCTGGACGGCAACCTGCAGTTCTTCCCGACCGAGACCATCGAGTCGGCCCTTTGCGATGACGTGGAGCCCTTGTTCGCATGAGCAGCCCGAACATCACCTTCGAGCGCAAGCTCTTCGCTGGCGTGGACGTGGGCCTGGTCAACGACTGGAGCACCATCGCCATCATTGAGCGCGTCACGGCACGGCCCCAGATCGAAGGCCTGCACCATGCCCTGCACGCGCAGGCCCGCGAAGACGCCGCCGCGATTCCCGTCCGCCTCGACCTGCGCCACCTCGAGCGCATCCCCCTGGGGACGCTCTATCCCGAGCAGGTCGCGATGGTGCAACGCATCCTGACCGACCCCCGGGTCGAGGACGTGGACACCTACATGGACATGACGGGCTGCGGGCGCCCGGTTTACGACATGTTCAAGGCAGCAAGACTGCCGAACCTGCACGGCATCACGATCACCGGCAGCCAGGGCGAAGCCAAGCGGATGCCCTACGGGTTCAACGTCGGCAAGGCCGAGCTGGTGAACCGGGTCCAAGTGGAAATGCAGACCGGCCGGCTACGCCTGGGCCGCCGCGTCCAGCATGTCGAGAAGTTGGTGCGCGAGCTCAAGGAGTTCCGCGCCAAGCCCACGGCAGCCGGGCACATGACGTTCAACGCGAGAGAGGGTCAGAACGATGACCTGGTCCTCGCGACTTCCTACGCGGTATTCGGAGCCCTCCGGCCGCGCCCAATGAGCAACCTGGACATGAGGATCGCATCGTGACAACCGACTACACGCACCCGCTCTATGATCATTTCGCCCCGCTCTGGCACCGCGTCCGTGACGCCGTCGCGGGCGAGGATGCCGTCAAGGCGGCCCGGACGAAGTACCTCCCGCGGCCGAACGAAACCGACACGAGCCTGCAGGAAATTGCGCGGTATGACACCTACCTGCGCCGCGCCGTCTACTACAACGCCACCGGCCGCACCCTGGCCGGCATCATCGGCGTGGCCTACTCCAACTGGCCCACGGTGGTCACCAGCAAGAAGGAGCTGCTGGTCGACGTGGGCTCCGGCGTGACCATCATCGGGCAGTCGCAGATGGTGCTCTCGGATGTCCTGCAGACGGGCCGCGCCGGCCTGCTCGCGGACTACACGAAGGGCGACCTGGTCTCGCGACAGATGACCGTGGCCGAACAAGAGAAGAAGGGCATCCGCTCTTTCATCGCCAACTACACCGCCGAGCAGATCCTGACCTGGGAAGTCTCCGGCGGCAAGCTCACCCGCGTGGTGCTCATGGAGGAACACGAGCAGCGCGAGGACGGCATGATCAAGTTCCTCCCGCAGCTGCGCGAGCTCAAGCTCACCGAGGACGGCTACACGGTCGCGATCTGGCGCAAGTACACCGAGGAGGGCACTTTCCTGCTGGTCGAGGAAGTGCTCGTCGGCCTGTCCTACATCCCGTTCACCTTCGTCGGCGCGGTCAACAACGACCCCCGGCCCGACCTGCCGCCGCTGCTCGACCTCGCCACGCTCAACCTGGCGCACTACCGCAACTCGGCCGACTACGAGGAGAGCGTGTTCCTGCTCGGGCAGCCGATGTTCATCCTCACCGGCATCACCGAGGAGTGGCGCGAGAACAACCCCAACGCCTACGTCGGCGCCCGGACGGCCATCGCCTTGCCCGAGGGCTCGGACGCCAAGCTGCTGCAGGTGTCGCCCAACACCCTGGCCAAGGAGGCGATGGACAACAAGGAGCGGCAGATGCAGGCCCTCGGCGCCCGGATCATGGCCCAGGGCGAGGCGGTGAAGACGGCCACGCAGAGCGCCGCCGAGACCAAGGCCGCGTATAGCCAGCTCTCGCTGGCCTGCGACAACGTGAGCGAGGCCTACACCCGCGTCCTGCAATGGCTGGAGGTGTGGGGAAGCGGCCGCAGCAGCAATGCCAGCTTCTCGATCGACACGCACTTCAACGACCTCACCCTCGACGCCAACGCGATCCGCGAGACCGTGGCGGCCTGGCAGGCGGGCCTGGTGCCGCAGTCCGACGCGGTCACCATCCTCCAGCGCCTGGGCGTGATCGACCAGGGCAAGACGCCCGAGCAGGTGGCGGCCGAAGTGGAGAGCCAGGGGCCGGGCCTGAACCTCGACGCGGCGGCCTGATCGTGGTCGCCCTCGTGGACGAAGGTGTCCGGCTGCAGGTGCTCCTGGAGCGGGTGAAGGCGGGCGAGAGTCAGCGGATCGATGCCTTCCTGCGCGAGGAGGATCGCCTGCTGCGCGACCGCCTCTCGCGGGCCGACCTGAGCCCGGGCCAGCGCACCCGCATCGAGGCGCTGCTCACCGAAGTGCGGGCCGCGCTCAAGGCCCTGCAGGACCGCCACTCGGCAGCCTTCAAGAAGCGCCTGGAGCAGCTGGCAGCCCTCACGGCCGATATCGAAGCCAGGAGCCTCTCCGCGGCGCTGGGAGGCTTCGACGTGGCCACGCCTACGGCGCCAGCGATCCGCGCCGCAGTCGCCGCTGCGCCGCTGTCCGTGCGCGGACCGGGCGGCGGGATGCTGCTGGAGGCCTTCATCGACAAATGGGGCGAGGCGAACCTCGAGCGGATCGAGGGCGTGATCCGCCGCGGCTACTTCGAGGGGCAGACCACCGAGCAGGTGGTCCGTGCACTTCGGGGGACGAAGGCGGGCAACTACGCCGACGGCGAGCTCGGCGTCAGTCGCCGGCACGCCCGCACGGTCGCGCACACGGCCCTGCAGCATGTCGCCCATGTCGCACGGGCCGAGACGATGCAAGCCAATGCGGAGATCCTGGAGGGCTATCGGTGGGTCTCGACGCTGGACAGCAAGACCAGCGAGCTGTGCCAGTCGCTCGATGGCCAGGTGTTCGAGCTGGGGGAGGGGCCAATGCCCCCGGCGCACCCGAATTGCCGTTCCACGGTGGTCCCGGTGACGAAGACCTTCCGCGAGCTAGGGCTTGACCTGGACGAGCCGCCTGCGGGCACACGGGCAAGCGTGGGCGCGTCAGGAGGCGGGCAGGTGCCGGCGCGGCTGACCTACTTCGAGTGGCTCAAGGCGCAGCCGCAGGACTTCGTGGAGGAGGCCCTGGGGCCGACCCGGGCGAAGGTGTTCCTGGACGGCGGGATCAGCGCGGAGGAGTTCGCCAAGCTGCAGCTGGGCCGGAACTTCGAGCCCCTGACCATCGAGCAGATGCGGGAGCGCGCGCCTAAGGTGTTCCGCCGGGCGGGGGTGTGAACTGATCGACAACCGCCCTTGCGAGCGCCTCTACGAAACTCGCATTGACGTAGCGTGTCTCGGCCTCGTAGCTGTACCTCCAATGCTCGAAGCAGAGCCTAGCGCGTCGGATTTCCTGATCGAAGGGTAGAAGCTTAAGGTCGAGTTCGACCTGTTCTCCCTCCGGCAAGAACTCCCCATCCTGGCTTGTCTCGACGTAGAGGTGCTGAATCGGCCCGGCATCGAGGTGGTCAACCATTCGCAGGCGAACCGCCCTCTGCTCGTCGGCCGTCAGTTTGCTAAAGAGCATTTCCAGGTCATGTCCGCTGGCCCCCCGATCCAAGTGCGCAGCCAGTTCCCGAACCGAAGAGGCGCCGGTCCTGCGGCAGATCAGCGCCTTCATGCCGATCTCCGCAGCCAGTGAGGCCAGGATTACCGCCTGCACTGGGTAGGCTTGGGTGCCCGTGGCCGTTGTCCGCTCTTCCTTGAGCCTCTCGCAAGCATCGAGAAGCCCGTCGGCATGGTCGGCCATGACGGCGAAGTGCACTTAGCGCTCCAGGCGCGGCTGCACTTCGTCCCTGAGGTACTTGATCAGGATCTCCAGTTGCTCCCTCGAAGTCACAATCGGGAACTCGCCTAGGAGCGAGCGGAACACCCCGTGGTGGTCCACGAAGAACAGCGTCTGCTCGAGATAGGCGCGATACGCTCCCGCGTCGAGCTCCGCCATCGTGGGGATGTCGAGCGCCTCTATCTTCACCTCGGTTTCAATCCACCCGGTTCCCATTGTTCTCTCCTTAGGGCACGCCGCCCACCCTGAACTATGGGCTCCAGAGTGCCCAGTCCCAACGGCATGCCAAAGCCATACCAAGGCCGAAAACAGCGGACCGCCGAAAGCCGAAAAAACAACGCCCCGGAAGGCTGAGAGCCAATCGGAGCGCGGGAATCGGGGTGGTGGCCGAGGACGGAATCGAACCGCCGACACGGGGATTTTCAATCCCCTGCTCTACCAACTGAGCTACTCGGCCAAAGACTGGCTGGATGACGCGCCGGGCGGGGCCGGGCGAGCGCGAGATGATAGCGGAACCCAGCCCGCCGGAGCAAGTTGGTTCAGGGCTGTAAATAGCCACTGAACGCCGGTTCGCCGGGGTATGGGC